AAAGATAAGAGTTAAGAATGGGCCGAAAGGAGAGCAGTTGCGGAATAGAAAAAATGCCGCTAGATTTAATAAAGCCCAAAATAAAGGACCAATGAAGTTTGACTTTTTCTTTGACTCTGCGGCTTATGAAATAATACATAAACAAATAAGAGAACAAATTAAAGAAGGTATGAAAGGCTTTATGGATTCAGCAACACGACAGGCTACTAAAGATACTAAAGAACAGATTAAAAATATGCCTAGAAAGTTTAAGGGTAAACTAAGTCCTACTAAAAAGGCAACAGGAGACTTTTACGATACTATCGCAGACTCATTAAGTTATGAAGAAAGAGGAAAGGGCGGTCAACCAAATCAATTTACATCATTTACTGCGGGTCATTTGACACAGCCGATAGGTAGTAGGGGCGCTAATCTTTTAGAACTGCAAGGTAAAGGACCATTCAAAATGACACGAAGCCCATTTGGTGGAACTAAAAGACTTGGTAACAGTAGTATTATAGGTAATTTAAAGGGGCGATAAAATGGCAATAGCAACAAAAACACAATATTGGACTAGCCGAATGATAGGTAATGACCCTACATCTTTAGATGGTAGTTTCAACGCAGACTTTACAGCCTCTAGCGGTGGCGGTTCAGCATCCGGTGGTGATTGGGTTATAACTAATGGCGTATACACAATTGCGCCAACAGGAACAGCAAATACTTTGTTAGCAGTATTAGAGTATAATACCGCACCCGATGACGGAACAGTTCTTATGAAGATAGATGACGGAACAAAAAAAGTTGAAGTGCAGTCAACAGGAAGTAATACATCTCTTAAGTTAGTAGGAACTAGCACAGTTACTATTACAGGCTTAGATTTGGCTAAAGCAGAAGATAACCCTACAACCTTAATTTTGCGTCTTACACTCAACGGTAGTGATGCTAGATTATACACGCATGAGATTATTAACGATGATGACGGTTCTGCTGTCTATAAGAGCGTTACAGGCGCTTCTTCGGCTTCGGCAGGGGTAGTGTGGGGTAACACAAGTGGAAGCGTTAAATGGGCCTCTATTTACCATTCTAAGTTCGGTGCGTTTAGCCCCGAAGAATTACTACTATCCGACTTTGCTCAAGATACCTTAGCACGTATGGGCTTGGCTGTTGTAGCGCAATTAAAAGATTGCACTAGACCATACCTAAAAACACAAGTTTCTGATTCGTCTATTGTTTATGGTTATGATATATCATCACAAATGTTAAATAGGTTAATAACTCCGACAATACACGTTTTGGTTGAAGAGTTAGGTTCACCTAGTTTTGAGTCATTAAGTGGTGGAAAAATAACACAGGAGTATGATGTAAAAGTTTTTGTTACCGTAAAAGGAACTAATTATGAAAACGCATATCGTCATGGTCTAAATATTCTAGGAGAAATATTTGATGAATTATACACTCAAACAGGCTTAAAGGCGACAACCGACAGTATTATATCCTATGACGCACAGTTAGATTCTAAGATGGATGATGATGAAACGGTATGCGTTCACACGCTTACTATGACATATATGCGAAGAATAGATATGCGACACCGATGATAATGTTAATAAGTCATTAGTATCGTAAGTCAACCACATAGAGGTGCTACTATGACAAATGAGATACTAAATAGATATGTTTCCCTAGAATTAGAAGATGTTTACGGGATTGAAAACTCGTCAGCGAACACTATATATTATGGAGAAGTTGACGATGAATCGTTTGCTACACGAAAAGATTTACTAACAAGACAAGATATGAGCCACTACGCTTCGGCTAAGTCCGTTACAGGTGGAGAATATTCAGAAGGCGGATATAATATGGCCGTGCAACTAGATAAGTTTTTGGGCGCAACACTACTAGCGTTTTTCCCAAAATATTCTAAAAACGTAGGTCATGTTCATTTGTGGGAAGAACCTACTGATGGGACACACGCTTATGCTACACTTGCAGACGCTTACGACTCGTTTACAATTCGTGTAGGAAGAGAAGATAAGGAACACACTTACGTTGGTATGATGGCTAACAGGTTATCACTAAGCGCAAGTGTTGGTGAATATGTTACTATGTCTGCTGATTGGGTAGGATGCACAGAAAAAGATACTGCCGCACTTGCTGTAACAACCGGCGCTCTTTCTTTTGATGGTGATGCTCTTGATGCACTATACTTCGCTAATGGAGAAGTTACATTCAATAATAATAATTCAGTAGCAACAGGTATTGTTAAGTCTATTTCATTTGAGATAAACATGAATAGAGATACAGACAATGCTTACGCACTAGGTTCTTCAACTTATGTAAGGCAACCACCTTCACAAAGAAGAGAAGTTACAGGCACAATCGAGTTTAACCAAGTTATACACACAGCAGTAGCAGATAGCCCAACTTATGATACGTTAATAGACGAAGATGGATTGGCTTATAATCCGGGTTCAAGTGATGATGCACTTACATTAGTTTTCAGAGAAGAAGATACGCCCGCAAACAATTACATGGAAATGCAATTCTTTAATATTAGATTTGAAGCGCCGGAAGCATCAGTAAGCGGAAGAGACACACAGACAATGAGTGTAGGTTTCGTAGCATTATATGATGACACAACCGAGTCAATTATGAACGTAAGAATTAAAGGTGGTAATATGACTGATGCCGCTATTGTTTGGAATGCGTGATTAAGATGAAGGATTTCATTGAGGCATCCGGTAGGGATATACCGGAAGAAGATATGGAAAGTCTTTTACTTATGAAACAGTATAAATTACAACGCTATCTTAGAAGATACCCAATGAAGGCAGAAGTAGTGCAGGTAGTAATGCCCGTAGTCGATGAAGAAGAGTAATTCTTTAAATAACCCTACAAGTCATGTTTAACTAGAGCGCAATAGCGCGTAGTGAAGTGAAACCAATGCCGGTTATGAAGAAAGAAATAGAATTAGACGATGGAACAAAGATATGGGTAAGACAGGCTTCCGGTATGGAAAGACTGAAAATTACCAACATTCAAGGAAAAGCATTCCGTAAAATGGCTCACGCAGGAGAACCTGCTGATTGGACAGATGAGCAAAACGAAGAGTTTGCTACAATGCTCGATGAAATGGGTGGAAATGTTGAAGAACAGATGAGTGCATGGATTCCACCATGTATTATTGATAGTGATGTTGATATTAACACACTTACTTTTGAAGAGTTAAATGAGATACTTTCATTTGTTAGAGGGGATGATACCGAAGGTGCAGTCCCTTTTCAGAGTTCCTGATGGTTGCACCAAGCCTGTGCATGGCCTTCAAAGGAACATTACCGTCTGATTTATGGCTAAAGTATGCTGTTGAGGGTGGTCGACACCTAATGGAGTTAGACCTTATTATAGCCGCAAACATAAATGACAAAATATCAGACGCTACCGACAAAGCAAAAGATGGTAAAAGTATGGTTGCTAGACGCAACCAAAGGCGTAAACAACGCAAACTATTATCAAACAATAGCGATTTATTTGAATCGTTGAGAGAAAGCGGGGTTGAAATAGTGAACGACCCAAAGAGTAGCGGTGAAGGTAAATGATAGAAACAAGTCTGTTATTAGGTTACTTTACCCCTCTTATTTTCATAAGCATGGCCGCCGCTATGGTAGTCCTTCGTGCCGGTGCTTCAAGAATATTCTTCGACATCGTAGGAACGATGCAAGTCAATAAGTTGATTAAAGATTCTAAAGCATCTGCAACAATTATTGAAGCGTTATATGTTGACGCTTTAGTGGGTGTAATGGAAGGTGTTGGTGAATTAGGTGAAGGTTTTGTCGCTCTGATGGATGATATTATTCCTATTGGAAGAGAGATAGGTGAAGCACAACGTCAGTTTGAAAAGTTCGTAAGCACAGGTGAGGATTTAGGCGCATTAAACGCAGAAATTATAGAGATAGGACATGGGTTTGGTTTTGCCGCCGATGAATCTTTTGAAGCCGCCGCTAAAATGGCTCAGTTAGCCGGAGTGTTGGGTCAAGGCTCAACTGCTACCGGAACAGAAATGGGTATGGCTTTTGGTCTTATATCCGGTATGGACACCGAATCTGCTATGCAGAGGATGGTAAACTTAAACCAACAAACAGGGTTTATGACAAAAGGTATAGATGAAAACTCAACTGCCGCACAGAGAAACAATGCTATTAGAGAAAATACAATGCGTATCTTAGACCAACTTAACACGGTTGAGAATACCTCTGCCGCTACTATGTCGCAGATAACTTTCGTAATGAATCAATTCGCTTCACAGGCTCACCTAACAGGTGAAAGCCTTGCAGGTATGGCGGCTATGTCAGCCGTTCTTATTGAGGCCGGTGAAGAACAAGGTAAGGGTGGTAGGGCTATAAGAACAGTATATGCTCGTCTTGGTGCTGATACTAACGGTGCTAGAAGAGAAATAGAAAAGTTAGGTATTGCTGTTATAGACCAAGAAACAGGTGCTATGAGACCACTAACTGAAATATTAAACGATGTATCAGTAAAGTATCAAGGTATGACAGGTGAACAAAAGTCTAACTTGGCTCAAACCGTAGCGGGCAACTTACATTATACTCGTCTTATTAAACTTCTTGAAGGCACAGCAAGAATGCAAGAATTACAAAGTGATGCTTTAGAAGGCACATTCCCTGCTTATGAGGAAATAGAAAGATTACAAGACACTAATCTATTCCAACTTGAGCAAATGGAAGCAAGATTAAAAAGCACTAAGGGCGCACTTGCAGATGAACTTATGCCCGCAGTAACACATTCAACAGAATTAATGTTAGTATTTAATGACACATTACTTCAAACAAGTCAGATGAAAGGTATTGGTGGTGTATTCAAAGGCTTTTTTGGTGTGGCAGAAACAGTAAAAACTATGGTTGCACCATTTGTAACAACAATAGTCTCTGTTATGAATCTTCGTATTGCTATGGAAGCATTAAGTCATGTTAAAAGAGCCATGAATGGCGAAGATATGTTCCATCTTGCTACTCAAAATAAAAAGAATCAAGCCAACATAATAGAAAGTCAGTTAATAAGAGGTGCGGTAATACCTGCTACAACCGAAGAGGTAATAAAAAAGCAAGAGTTAATTGCTACTTACCAAAGACAAATTGATGCTATAAGAAATAAAACAAACGCCACAGACGCAGAGATAGCAAGAATGGAATATCTTATTGATTTAGTGAAAAGACATAACCAAGATTTATCCCAAAGTTCTGTTGTTAGGCAACAAGAAGCGGCAAGTCAGCAATTAGGTAACAATGTAATGAATAATTATACTATGGGTCTAGTAGGCGCAGGTTCAGCCATGATGATGTTTTCTGGAAATCAAAAAATGATGAGAGCAGGTATGTTATTAAATACTTTCGCTATGGGTATACAGATGACAAAAATGGCTTTAAGCACGGCGGCTAAAATTAGAGATAGTATAGCAACAGCACAAAATACCTTACTTGAAGGAAAGTCTGTTGTTACTAAAAACATGAGTGGAACAGCAAATCTATACTTGGCGGCAACGGCTCAACTTGCTAGAGTAGGGATAACAGGAATGGCGGCATCTGCAACTCTTCTTCTCGGCCCAATTGGTATATTAGCGGGTGCGGCTTATCTTTTAGCAGGTTCTTTTGGTGCTGTTACAGATAACGCAGATAGTGCAAGTATGGCTATGATGGATATAACAAAAGTGGCTGAAATATATGAAAATATGACTTTAACTGAAATAACCGGTGAGATGGCGAAACAAAACGAAATTATAGAGCAAACAAAAGATGCAACAGAAGGATTGGCTAAATCACAACACGATGCCGCAGTTCAAAGGCTAAAAGATTTGACTACTGCACGTGATGTCGAATTAGCGGCTAGTGATGAAATAAGAAAGGCTATCGGTGATATAGAGGCCGCCGTAACACCAACTCTAGGTATGAGTTGGTATGAACAACCTATTCTTGACTTACTTTCGGGTGAGGATGGAAAAGCCGCATTAGAGAGTTGGAAAAGAGATAACAAAGATATTGCCGATGAAGTTACCGCCTTTATGGGAAGAACAGGAATAAATACAATACAGGAATTAAATGATTTTAATACTCGTAGTTTATCAAATCTTGCAGATACCGCACAAGAGTCGGCAGATATAGTTACAAGTACCTTTCAAGAAGCAACCGATGTATTATACGAGTTTAATAATTCAAGAGAAGAGTTATTCTATGGGTTTAATTCAAGTAATCTAACAGGTGATTTGATTAGACAGGTTCAACAACAAGGAGTTGAAAACCTTATTACTAATACAGAATTAATTGTAACTAATAACTTTAACGGAATGACATTACCGGAAATGGTTGATACAATTACAGAAGAAATATCAAGTAGGTTAAATCTAAGTATTTCAGGCAACTAGGTGTTAATATGGTACGAACTGTAAAAAAGAAATATCAAGTATGGCTTGCGGGCTATTACGATGACTTTAATGGTGCTAGAGCCATAGCAGATTTTAACAATAGCCCAAGTACAACGTACAGCCATTTGAATAGCCATTATGGTAATCCTCTAAATGGTGAAGCATTCTTAAATCCTAGATACAGATGGTCTGTTGAAGAAAGAGAACAAGATAGTAATGCGGGTAATAAAATATCCACAACAGCAAATAATAAATTACAAAACGATGGTATATTTGAGTGGCTTACATTTGATGATACAAGATTAGATAATGATGATTGGGAAGGCAGAATACAATTACAATATCCCGATGGACACGTTGCTAACAGATATAAGTTTAATGCTGATAGCGCATACGGTAGTTATTTTTACCATAGATTTATTAATGGACACGATAGTAACGGGTCTTACATAGTACCTGTTGGTGATAACGATTCTTCTTTTGGTCGAGCAGACATGAAAAGATATGATGAAACTAACTATGAGGCTAAAAACGCAGGTAAAACTTCAACAACAGGAGACTTCGTACAGAGAGCGCATCTTACAGGTGTATGGATGGGCGAGCAGTTAGCACAAGCAGACATAAGTGTTAACGCACCTACACAATTATTTGCCGAAGTTACTTCTCCCTCTAAACAACCATTCCTATGCGTACAAACTGTTAGAAAAAATAATAACGATGACGGCGTTTCACTGAACCAAGGTAAATACCCTACTATCGTATATGACGGTGCGCTTAACTCACGACTTGATGGAGATGTATTTACTACAAGAATAGCGGTGCGTGGTTTTGCCGCATCTAGTAGCATGGCTACATGGTCTGATATGAAAGTAGTTTTTGAGATAGGTTATCCTACGGCACAAGCAGGTATACTAACAGACGAAGGTTACACAGGAACAGCCGCTATCACACAAACACTAAACTTAGAATCTTATGTAGGCGCAAGCGGAAATCTTACTTATGATACTCAAGGGCTTTTGACAAGCAATAATTCTTGGTCTTATACAAACGATAACTCTTGGCTTGACGTTGATTTCGTATTTGATTATACGAATACTAAATATGATTGGTATGTAAATGGTGTAAAACAAAATACTGCAAATAGCGGTGCATCTTTAGACATGAATGCGGGTACTACCGCCGCAGGTATTTATGGTTATCAAATAACTATGGGGTCTGATGCTACAACTGATAATGAATATGGTTATGTTTCTTATCTTATGTTAGATAGAGCAGGTCTTGTTAGATACTTAACAGATGATTATACTTCTTCTGATGAAGCATTAGTAAATAAATTAAGCGTAAAACAAAGCACAAATAATATATCTAATTGTGTTGTTAATCTATGGGATGACCCAAGTTTAACTAGCGGTGCTAGAGGAAATGTCGCTACTGATTATTTACTTAGTCTTAGAAGTTTATTTGTTTCTTCTTCTCCTGTCGATTGGAACTTATTAGTTTTTGGTGATACTGATAAAAGAATAGACCGACCTATTTGGAGAGGGGTTATAGATTCTTTTAACATAACACAAAAAGGAAGGAGTAGGGAATTGACACTAAAGGCTCTTGATTCAATGGAAGGGTTAAATAAACAAATACCACTTTGGGATGTAGGGCAAAAAGCCGACAGAGAAACAGGAGACTCAACACAATATTGGGAGTATGATGCTCAAGGATTTAGAGACTCTATGTATCTTGGTGGTGGTAAATTAAAACTACTAGATGCTGATGTAGGGTTTGATAAAGATAGTAACTATTTAGAAACGTCAACACAAAGAACACAGTTAGGTTCGGGTCATCCTATACAAATGTATAACAATGAAAATACGAATGTCGGCCCTAATAACATAGAAGATTCTTATGAGGGTGTGGGTATATTAGGGTTTACGGAAAAAAGGATAGCAGATACTAACAGTACCACAGTAACTAACACTAAAACTATCGCCATACTTTCAGATGATAGTCATGGTATTTCTAATGGTGATACTATTAGTATACAAAACACAACTAACCATAACGACACCACAGTAACCGTTGAATCAGTAAGTGGTGTTGAAATTACAATAGATGACGCACAGTTAGCATACACACCCGAAAGTGCAAAAATAGTATTTATGGGTAGGGATAGTTTTGTAAGTGGTGCAGACAGTTTTGTAAACGATGACGGTACTACTAATGATGCAGGAGAACAAGGTGGTATAATGTATGTAGGTTTAACAGCATGGGATGATTTTATAGCCCATCACCCTGTTGCTTCTGATTATGCTAATAGTACCGGCCCGCATACTATGAAAATAGTGTTTGATTCTGACCCTAATCTAAAAATAGGCGATACCTTTTATGCTAATAGAAGAAATATCGACCATCAGATACCAAGCGTTTATACTCTTTGGTCTAATCAATTTAAAGTTAAAAATATTACTAAGTTTAGAAATTATTATACCGGATTAACAGGAAATCCTGCTATCCTTTGGATGGTCGATACTTATTCTTACGGTATTTCACACTCTGATTTTGGTAATATGCAAAGTGGTAGTGGTCTATTGGTAGGTAACAACAGGTATCAATGGTCTAAGGATAAGGGTATGGTGTCCGGTGTTTATACTACTGATGGGGCTAAAGTAAATCATAGAGCGATACACGCTAGATGGATGCGGGATTTACCCCAAAGTTTGTGGTTTCAATATCACTTTGGTAAAGTTAAAGAAAAACCACTTAACTACAAACCACCTGTCGGACAAACAGGTAGTATAACACCCACACAGGCTTTAGGGTATTCTAAAATAATATATCAAACGCAAGGTGATATAACACCCACTACTACAATGTTGGCTGTTGACGAAGGCGCTTATACAACTGCTTTATCATCGGGTGGTATAGGTGAATTATGGTTTGCACCAAGAGTAAACGGCACAGGAGAAAATTGGTTTAAAGCAACAGAATATCAAGAAAAGTTTATTTATCAAAGTAAACTAGCAATAGATACTACGGGTAATGGTTCAGCAGACGCTTGGTTTTTAATAGGAGTAAAATACTTGAACTATACTTACAAAAGAACAGGTGCAAGCGAATATACAATAGATGGACAAACCGGCAGACTCTTTGTTAAATTAGCAGATATAGATACAGACTATAAACATCTTTGGTTGCTTTGGTCTGACATGAGAAATAACGGTTTGGCTAACGCTGACGCATCCACTAGAAAACAAGAGTTTGGATTACAATTCCCTATATCTGATAACTATGAGTTTGATTTATTTTACATAGACCAAGTTAATGAAAACGGAGAAATAGATAAGTTTGCTTCGTTGAAAGCAGGAGACGATTTGAGAATATGGAATCTTGATGCTACTACCGACCCTTGTAGTAAAGGCGCATATTCAAAACCTGTCGAT